AGCGGAGCGGAACCCGATGCCAGTGCTCGTGTACGTGCGAGGGTTGTACAAGCCCGAATAGAACACGCCCGCGTTCGACGTGCCGTTCCAGCTGCCGCCGCGAAACGGGAAACGCGACACCGTTGCGCCGTTGTTCAAATAAAAATATTCGCCTCCATACCCGGAGCCATCTGCAGGAAAGACGGCCAGTTCTTTCAAAATCTGCGGTACCGATAGCCCTCCGTCCTGCATGTCTCTGAACATGCAATATCTGCTGCTGTCGTCCATGTTGGTTATCGTCTTTGCAAGTGTCCACTTGCTGGCCACGTAGTCATACTTCAATGTGTCCGGAGTGCCTGGGTCTACCAGGGTGCCGTCCTCCAATATGGCCTTCCAGTGCGTGCTGCTCTCGCTCATGTCGCTGGTTGAAAGCATGCAGTCTGCGTCCGGGATAATCTGAATTTCTCCCTGCGCCACGCGGAAGCCTGCGCACCACTCGTTCACGTTGCCGTTCAGGTCCGCTATGCCGTCAGGTGCGTTGTTGTGGTTCCAGCTGTTTGGTCCGGAGCCCGTGGCGATTCTGTTTGTTTGTCCGCCGCTCGAATACGAAGGCACGCCTCTTTCATGCGGGTAGCCTGTGTCTGCTCCGTAGTTGTTATTGCCTCTTGGCATGGTGCCGTTGGTCTTGCACCACAGGGCGATTGCTCCCCATAAAGCCATCGGGGTAAGTCCCCAGTATTCACCTTTGGCTCTGCACGCCGCCAGCGCATTGTCAAAGTTGATACTCGCCGCCGGGTCCTGCATTGGCAGGGAGTAAGCCCTGCTGTTTACGATGATGTTCTGGTATTTTGAAATATAAACCTTGTCTTTCTCCACGTTGTTTAGCTTCCACGCGGGGTGGACTGTCGCTCCCAGCGTGTTGTTCAGCTGGCTGCTTAGGTATTTCGGCAAAACGAACATGACGCTTGGCATGCCGATGTCGTCCAGCTTGACTGTGTTGCTTCCGCCGCTTAATGCTTCGACGGAAAGTCTGAAATCGTCGAAATTGCTCATTGTGTGTTATCCTCCTTCTCTTAGTCGATTTCCCAGAGCACGAGAGTGCACAGGTCAATGTCGAACGGGACCGGGACTCTTTCCGTTTGGTCACCGTTGACCTCCTCTGTGTAGCTGCGAGCCGGGATTTCAATTTCTGCGACGTACTTCCTGCCCGTGGCCGTTCCGACGACAAGGCAGCCGGTGGCGTCAAAGCAGATGTCGATGTGCTTCGGGTCGTCCTGCTCGTACTTTGAAAGGTTCAGGGTTAGCTCGTCGTCTCCCAGCGTGATTTTGTTTCCGCTGGTTTCATAGGCGATGTGCCGGTTCTCCGCCTCGGGTGTTTTGTAGATGATGTTCATTTCCTGCGATCCTCCATTCTTTTTAATTCGTCATGTGCCTCTTTGGTTCTGGCCGCGATGCACTCGACGTGTTCACGGTGTTCTTTGCTTTGCATATTTGCTCCGAAAGAACGGGCGACGAAAGCCTCCCGATTCTTTCGGTCTTCCGACTTGATGATTACGTTCGCCATCTGCTGCCTCTCCTTTCATCTTGTTTTTGCCTGCCTCGCATGCCGGGCAGACTTGGCGTCCCTCCGGCACGTACTCTCCGCAGCAGACGCATGTGTCTGAAGCTGAGTATGCGGCCATGATTATACGCCTCCCTTGACTCTGCATATCACGTTCACGGCTGTCGCTGCTCCTGTGAATGCCAGCTTGAAGCCGTTCAGTAACTTATCCGTTACCCGGAAATCTCCGACGCCTCCTCCGGCCGCGCTTACCAGCTCGATGTCCACATAGTAGTCTGTGGTCGTCTTCTTCTGGGTCAGGCTGATGACTTTAACGCTGTTGTTGAAGGGGTAAGTGCTCGAGTTGGTCAGCGCTACGGGTATTGCCTCGCCCTTGACGGCGTCAAGCCCTCTCGAGTTGACCTTTGCCATGCGCGCCGCCTCTGTCGCCAGCTGGTCTGCCACAAAGCCCTGCATATATAACTCATTTATTGCATCCACTAAATTTGTTGCTGTTGTTTCTAATCTTTGTAAATCGCCTAATTGAAGTGTTGAACTTAATTTAAAAGCTGTTAAAGCTGTATCAACTTTATCACATTTATCATGCAATTCTTCAAATCGTCTAAAATCAGACCTTACTCCTGCTCTTGGTAAATTCATTCTTCCTCACCTTCTCCCTCAAATTCAATCTCTTTTTCGGTTATAAATATTCTTGGGTTGTCTAATATTACTTGGTGCAATCCTTTTGAAATTTCATCAACTATCATTTCTTCTTGGTCTCCTAATTCCATTCCTCTATCTCTTGTTATGCCATGAACTACTTCATGTAAGAGTGTTTGTTCTTGTTGCTGAATGTCGCCCATTCCCATTTTAATTCTTATTACATGATTGTAATATTCAATAACTCCCATTACCTCTCTACCGTCTACCGTTAAAGTGTCGTTAGTAAATTCTACATCATAATAACAACTTCCTATTCTAACTACTCCGGGTATGTTCATACTTCCTCCTTAAATAACGAAAATAACCTGTCTATATCTTTTGGTTGGTGTCCATCCCATTTAGGAGCATTGTCTAATTCTTTTACGTTGAACTTACTCCAATGGTCTTTATGGTAGTGATAAGAATAATCACCTTTCGGCGTGGTTATTCCAACAATAAAATAATCATCATACATTGTGTTATCTTCATGTTTCCACGATTTCCATGCCTTGTTTTTATAAGTGTTACATATTACAGCAAATAACATCATTCTATGATAATACAATTCGTCAAACGTGTGGGAACCATCTGAAACTTGTCCTATATTTTCTGCATCAAATTCAAATTTCATGCTTCCTCCAATTCTGGCAGTATACATTCCATTATTTTTTTCATGTTAGCTTCTTCGGGTACTTCAATTCCGTTGTCTTTACAAAATTCAATTAACTTTGCTTTAGATAACATTCCGTTAGCCTCGTAAACGAGTTTTACATAACCTTTTAATAGTTCTTGACCGTTTATACCACTTTCGCTATTTCGTTCGTCTACGGTAGGTTTAAATGGCTCACCGTACATTTGTTTGAGTTTGTCATAAGCAATTTGTAAATGCTCGTCACACAAAAATAAGTTTTTAAGGTTGTATTTATGTTTTGTGTTGCCTATTACATATGTTGCATTTTTCTTACAACCTACTGCTGAACAGTGCCTATTCGACACATTTGTTACTCCAAACATTAAATCCCTCCTAATTAATTATTCCTTTTCTTCTTCCTTTTTTAAGTCTTTTTATTTTCTCATGCTTGTGCCTTTGTATGATATTTTCAGGTTGTTCTATTGGTTTTGTATTGTGTCTTGGACTTCCTATGAGTAAATATTTTAATGCGTCTGCTGTATTGTCTATTGCTGAATTTCCTGCTATTACATCAGGGTTGTTAGGGTCTACTGTTAGCTTAGGTAAGTGCTTTATAACAAAATTACAAGTGCTGAATATTTGTAGTTTAGCTGTCTTTTTACCGTCAATTCCGTTAGGATATGGTTTTAAATACTCATGTATTATGTCTTTTCCTAACTTTCTGTCTGTGTTTGCTCTTACTGTTGGATAATTAAACCCTGCTTCTCTGTAAATATCCATTAAACTTTTACCCGTGCCTTTTGCTGTATCTTTATTGAAGGCGTCTAACCCAAATACTACATATTGTAAATTTTCTTTAGTTGTAAATTCTAATGAATCAGTGTTATATCCTAAGTGCAAGCCCTCAATTTCTTGTTTTCCTTCTTCTGTTAAGTCAATTAAGCAATCCTCCATAAACTTTTTTGCTTGGTCTGAATAATAAACAATATCGCCCTTTCCTTTTTCGCAAGTGTATTCGTAATAAAGGTAAGTTGTTCCATCTTCGCTAATTGCTGCTTTAAACCAACAATAAGGGTCACGAACGCCTCCTAATCCGTTGTCAACACTTCCCCACTTAATCCAATGGTCAGGAATTGGAAACGGGTCGCATACATGGATTTCTCTTGAAAACTCTGGAAATGCTGTCATTTCTCCTGCTGATAACGCATCCTCTATTTTCTCTGGATAGTTTAACATCCATGTATTTTTTAATGTTTTCTTAGTTTGTTCGTGCCATTCCTTTGTTCTTCGTGGGTCTGCGTTCCAAGATAGGAATATTAAATGAAAGCCAAATTCGTTTGAATCTAAGCAATCTGTTACTATTTCTTCAAAATACGAACCTCTCTCGTTTGTCGATACTCCTATAAACTTACCACTATCCGGTCTATTAATTGTAGGATATGCAGCAGAGAATACTGCTTCTGCGTTATCGTGTCTCGCCCACTCGTCAAATAATAGCAAGTCAACGGTTAATGATTGTCCTGCTCGTTCAGTTGATACAAGTCCTTTTATATGACTTTCAACTCTTATTCCTTGTTCGTTTACAGGGTGATATATTGTTATTCCTGCTGATTTTTTCTCGTATAAAAAAAGATTTGCAATAGACTCCGTTTCTTTGTTTTTCTCTTGTATAAACCATTTAGGCAAACGAATGAGTATATATTCAAACCTGTCTATTGCTTCTTTCATGTAATCTTCTGTTTGTGAAAGTATTGCTACTGTAAACTGTTGTATAGCAAAACATTCATGTAAAGCGTATGAAATTATTAGCCATGTAATACCTAGCTGCCTTGCTTTAATGACAATGTTAAGTTTATGTTTAATCATTTCGTCTAATGCTCTTAACTGTTCGGGAAATAATTTAAACAAGATAGAACGTTCTTCAGGTGTTTTACCATCTTTGTTTTCAATGTAGACGTAATTGTGTATGAAATATTTTAAGTCATTCTTTATCTTCCTACGTTCTAACTCTCTCCTTGCCAACTCTTGTCTTGCTGCTATGGCAAGTTGTTGTTGTTCTGTTAATTTATCAATAGCTATCACCTACTTTAAAGCCGATAGAAAGTTTTGAACTCTCAACCTTCTGATTACAAGTCAGTTGCTCTGCCAATTAAGCTATACCGGCATAATAAAAACTCACCAATTAAGTGAGTTTCGCATTTCTTTTTTTAATTTATTTCTCATCTTCTTATTGCCTAAACGTTTATTTCTGAGTCTTTGTTTATGACTTTTGCCATTATTATAATCTGAATACCAACATTGGTATTTCATAATAAAACTTCTTTGTTTCAAGTTATCATCTCCTTTTAGAAGATAATCACCCTCTTTCATGTAAATTGGAAAAGACTGTCTTAGAAAACTTATAGTTATTTCCACTTCCTATAAGAAACTCAATCAGTCTGGTCGTATAAACGGTGGTTCGTTTAGGGACAGTTTTTTTAGCAGAAAGCGTCATACAACGCAATCAGAATCCTTTCCTACACGTGGTAGATAGGT